AAAACTGTTGCTCTTTGATACATCTCGCTTTGTCATGCCATTTATTTTAACTTTATTTTGTATTGGCTTGGTATTGATAACACTCTTCACTGATACATCAGGCTCTTTATCATGTACAACATATTGCCAAAACATTTTGATTTGTTGCAGTAACATCTCTTGATATTCTTTTGATGCACCTACTTCTACTGCCTCCCATTTGTTACCAAATATTACAGACAATATCATACGTTTCATACCTGATATGTAACAATAGAACTGCATCTGTGGCATATAATAGTTAAGCATATTCTCCATTGTATTCATTGAATGTGTATGTTTACACTCAATAGCAATGTCATAGTTTGTGGCTGTAGACTTTGCTATTCCGTCTAGTGTGCCTTGTAACTTAATGCTGCCATACATTTTTTCTGATTTATACTGTGGAACAAAAGATAAATTATAAATTTTTTCTGCCCATATAATATTAAATGTTTCAGTAAATGTACCTAATTGCACATTGAATTGTTTTGATAAGTCATCACGACCTACCAATCCTTTTTTGATTTGATATAAGTCTTGCCAATTACCTCTCATTAGAGAAACCATATCACTTCCTCTAATAAAATCTTCTTTCATAGGCTTTAGCTTTGGTACTTCTGCCATTGTTAACCTCCATAGTTGCTATCAGCATACCAAATTATACTGATAAATCAAGTGTTTATTGTGATTGTTGTATTATTTTTGTACATGCAAGTTCTACTAAAGACTTGCGATAGTAGTACTCTGGCTCAACATACTTCATTATGTCTGCTAGTGCAGGAAACCATGACTCTTTGTAACACAATTTATCACAAGCATTTTTAAGTATGTCGGCAGGTATATGCTGTAACTTTGAAGCATATACTTTTGCTTTTAATGCCATATCTTTTTCATTCAATGCTGCTTGTTTGTTCGTGCATACCATGACCTCAAGAATCCATTTGCGAATCATCTCATCATCTGCTACTGCCATACAATCTTTGAGTGCAGCTATCACTTGCTGTCTTTTTTTGTTATCAAATGCAAATGTGTTTGGCATTGTAAATCTGAAGAACATATATTGATTGTTTACTTCTTCATTTATCTTGCATTGCAGTATGGACTCTATGATAGAAACTGTCGCTTTGGTTACTCGGTTTGGGTTTGACATTCCTTGTTCCAGTAATGTTTTTGCTTTTACTTTGTCTGTCACACCATTGACGATAGACCTGATTCCAATCGGACCTTTCGTATTGGTTAGTAATATAGAAATGTTTGAAGTATTTTGTTTCTCTGTCATGGTTAACCTCCTTGTATTGTTGCATGACTTCTTGGCTTGGTTGCCAATCCTTTGATAGTTTCATATGTATTTGCTCCAGTATTCATTCATATCTTCTGTGCATATTTGTACTACATGACTAATATCTGTTTCATATTTTAAATCTAAATGATCTACTACATGGGCAACAACTTCTGATACATTTTCAGCATCCCTTATCCATGTTGTATAATCATTTATTCCTCTTACTTTTTCTTCCCATTCAATGATTAAGTCTTTGTATCTACTCACTTTTTCCTCCTTTGTTGAGATTCAATTCGCAATTCTGTCATTCGTGCAGGAAATACAATCTTGTCATTACATTTTTGACAACAAAATTTATCTGGTTCATCTGTAATTGGTGAAGGATTATGTCCACCATGATAATGAATATGACCTTCTTTATCTCGTAAAGGTTCAATATCTTTTTTACAAATACAACATACCAAATTCCAATTCATTTAAATAACTCCTCAAATAATTTATCTGGAATAATAGCAACCCATTTTGGATCACCAGTTTTACGTTTATACAAAGCTATATCTTTTCCTTCTAACACTTTGAAAACACTAGGAAATTTATCTACTGCCCTGTACTTTACTTCAGCAACTAACTCTTTGTCTTTTAAAATTATTTTTAAGTCACCAGTATGTTCCCCTCCCAGACTACCTGATAGGGGAACTTTTTTAGTGGGGACATTCCAAGACTTAAATAATTTTAGAAACCAATTCTCGTGATAGTTACCTTTGATTTTACTTTTGCTTGGCATTGATTAATTTACTCCTCAAACTATTCATCTCTAAATAAATCGGATCGTCTATTTTATCTTGATAAAAATGTTTTATCATAAATTTTAGTACAGCAGATAGTGTACATAATTCATCATTATTTAAATCAATTTTAATTTTCTTTTGTGACATCATAACCTCCATATTTTAATGAGTCCTAGCCATTAAGACTAGAACTCATCATCATCACAACATATAATTAGAAACACATTAAGTGTTTCACACCAACAGAGCAAGTTAAATAGTCGTGGCTCAACCTCCATACGTTCCCACTGTCCAAATAACTTGGTGTCGATTCCTATTTTTAGAGCAACTTTTTCTTGCGATAATCTCTGCAATTTACGTTGCTCTATTAAACTATTTATGATTTTACGATACTGATATCGTTGTGTGTTCTTCATGTACCATAATGTTTCAATCGTATATCTTGGATTAACTCTTGTACATCAGGATCAAGAGGATAACCAATATTGTTTTTCTCCCACATTTTGATTGTCATGGCAGTCATTTTGTTTATCCATGCTTCTGAATTAAGTCCGTCACGATTGATGCCAACATCTACCATGTGCTGATACATAGATCTGTAATCTTGTGGTGATGCAACACGACACATATCTTTTATCATGTCTAGTTCTTTCTTACTGTAGTTTATCATGCAACCTCCTTTAATATTGAATCTGATTTATTCATGTAACTGATAAGTTTGCTTTCTCTTTCCACAGCAGTTTTGTGTGGATTAGATGCTTCAGTCGGATGTGTTACCCAATGGGTGACTGCATTATACAATGCCCATTTAGTTGCACCCATATCTGCACTATAGTTTCTCCATTGCTGCATAAGATTATAGAATTGTGTTTCGTTTCTATTCTTTCCGTCAATGGTAGGTCTTGCAGTATAGGTTAGTGCATTGAACATATTTTCAACATCCGATGAAAAAACTTTAGTGTTTGCCCATTCCATATATCTCTGTTCATTGGTATGAAAGAAATCAATTGAATGTTTTAGATGATCAAAGTTATATTTGAATACACCATTATGTTTAAGTCTAAAGTTAGCCACCTTATCTGCTGTGGTACATCCATTCATACAAAATATACGTAGACCTGCTGCTGTAATCATAATAGACCACACTCCATTGTATGAGTTACGAACTGTAACTTGAAATGCAATGTAATCATCTTTTGTTGGATCTTTGATTCTTATGTCAAGACAAGTAAATCTTGCCAACATCATTGAGCCATTGTCATAAGTATTTATCTGTGGCACATACTCTTTTGATACATCAGCTAGTATATCTTTGATTGGATTTACTATTTGTGAGTGTGTGACTGGTCGGTATGCAGTTGAATGATTACCTAGATATTCATTGGTATTTGCATTGATAATCATAATTCTATCAGGACAGTCTACATTTACACTTGGATCATGTTCAAGTCTGCCTTCCATTGGTATTGTCTTGATTGGAAAGTCATAGTCATCTACATAAGTGACTAGCTTATTAAGTGATTGTATATGATTCATTGTAACCTCCATGTTGTGAATCAGTTTAAATAAATAACAATAATCCTAACATAAACATTATTGTTAAGAACATACTAAAAGCTAATAGTTCTTTTAGTAATACCATATAATACCTAGACTTATGTCCAGTATTACTTGCTTGTGCAATATGCCTTGCAATAAACTTGTTCATATTATCCTCCTTTTAATATCTGTTTAGACATAAACAGTATTATAGAATAACCTATTGCAAATGCAATTATCCAAAACATTATCATTACATCCTCTGTAAATCTGTATGCTCCGTATAATGCAAACATAGTTAATACTGTTCCTGCAATCAAACCAAATATGTTTAACATTTTATCCTCCTATAAAGTGTAAGCATTTGTTGCAAATAAATATGCTATGAATACCATAGCTACAAAAATAATTTCTGTTATATAAATCAATGTTGACTCCATAATAAATTGTGTTGATTGTTGTATTCATGTAACGACATACAATGAATACTGCCTATGATTTCTTTTTCCCATGTAAAAAATATACATAGTATTATTAACCACATAATTGTAATTCGAATTATCATAAATTAATTCCTAATTGAAAATGATGAGTGAAATTTTGCAGACGCAACCGATTACACGCATGAGTTACACTACCTTGCTTGATGTGGTTCTGCATCTGTAGAACTATGCGAAGCATGATTGCTTTAGCAATACAATAAATATATAAAAATTCGCCAAGCGAAGCCTGGCGAATTGTTTATACAAATTACTTAATATAAAAAAAAGAGGGAGCAGAACTCCCTCTTGATGTTATTGTTTAGCTTTCATTCTTTTGATATAGCGATCTCTATTCTCAAGTAAAGCTTTCTTTTTATCTTCTGGACTTGATGTTTTACCAAATGATCTTGAATCTGATATCTTATCTCTATGTTCAGCATACCATTTCATACCATAATCATCTGTTGACTTACCATTGTTCCATGTCCATGTAGAGAATGTATTGAAGCATTGAACATTTAATTCATAAAGAGCATGAAGATTCTCCATAGCACCTAATGATTGTTCATGTCTTTCTTGAATATCAGGATTAGGATTATCAGGATTGTTTTCCTTTTCCTGAATCCATTTAGCTTGGTTAGCATCAGCATAAGGTTTCTTTTGGTTTAAGCTCCAAGCTATTTGACTGATAATCCCACCGAACATATAAACAATGTCGCTGTTATATTTAGGGTTTGTCTTTCCGTCAAAGGTAGTTTCTTTGCTCGGATTGTCAAGCTGTCCATAATTGAAAATATCTCCTAGTGATAGTACCATATCTTCGATTTTTGAATTTACATTTGTCATATCATTTTCCTTTCATATTTTGATATTAATGTATAAATTTACAGACGTTTTTTGGGTCTGCAAATCTTTCGATATTGTTGAGCCCATATGAGTCAAGGGCGAAGTGAACTTTGTTCATAGCATGATTACAACCAGTTTGATTACATACTCATAGTAATCATGCTACCCTTTACTCGTATGATAAGATACCGAGCACTTGATTTGCATACCCGAAAAACAACTCGTTGGTTCTTGCGAGTTTTGTAAGAACATATATCTAATTGGTTCGATACCGATTAGATATATATACAATATTTCTGTAAATATGAGATTAGCAAAGCAAGATGATAAGGACTTTGCAAGAGGGGAAGAGGTTGGGCAGTTATCCGTTGCACAATATCTGGTTCGCCAAGCGACTAGCCTGGCGAATCAGAGATTGATGCTTTAGGTTACTGGGGAACTCTTGCAAAGTTTGTTCATTCTGATAACGAGGGGTTCTCCTCGGTGTTCTATAAGTATTTGATTCTACAAGATAATAAAAATACCCTTGACAACGTATTTTCGGCAGTTCATAAAAGAGGGGGATAAGGGGGTGTTGATGCTAACACAAAGAAAGTTAACCAAGAAACAGAGGGTACTTATTGATACGATTGTAGCAACTGGTTGTTCTGTAACTAAAGCCAGTAAGATAGCAGGATATTCAGATGGTGATTCAGGAAGAGTGACAGCTAGTAAGACTTTGAGGTTGCCACATATACAAGAGTATATGCAACAAAGGATTAGAGAAAGTATTGGACTCAATGCTACGATAGCTAGTAAAAAGGTTCTTGACCTAGCATCATCAGCCAAATCAGAGTACGTTCAGCTTGAAGCTAGTAAGGATATACTGGATCGTGCAGGATATAAACCGATAGATAAAGCCATGCACTTAGTAAGTGGTAACATAGAAGTGAGTATTGATCTGTCATGATAGATGTTTCAGTATACAGTCTGCTACATAGGTGTGTATGCTTACTAATGGTGGTAGGGGGGTTAAAAAAGTGTGCAATACCTATACAACAACCTCCCTTACAAACATTATTCTTAAAAAAGGTACGTTATGGCTAAAACAGAAGCATGGACTCGCAAAGAAGGAAAGAATCCTAAAGGTGGTTTAAACCAAAAAGGTCGTGACTCTTATAAGAAGGGTACTCTTAAACCTCCAGTTAAAAGTGGTGACAATCCTAGAAGAGCAAGTTTTCTTGCGAGAATGGGTGGAATGAAAGGACCAGAAAGAGATGCTAAAGGTAAACCTACAAGATTATTACTTTCGCTTAAAGCATGGGGTGCTTCGAGTAAAGCAGATGCTAAAGCGAAAGCTAGAGCAATTACTAAACGTAATAAAGCCAAAAAGAAATCAACAGCATAAAAAGGAGAGAACTATGCCAATGGGAAAAGGAACTTATGGAAGTACAAGAGGTAGACCACCTGCAAAGAAGAAAATGACTGCCAAGCAAAAGACACTTCCTGCTGCTTTACAGAAAAAAATTATGGCAGCTAAAAAGAAAAAGAGATGAAGAAGAAGAGCAGAGTTAATGAAGCAGGAAACTACACCAAACCTGCCATGCGAAAAGCCTTATTCCGTAAAATCATGGCATCATCTAAAGGTGGCTCATCAGGTCAATGGTCTGCTCGTAAGGCTCAAATGTTGGCAAAACAATATAAAGCCAGAGGTGGTGGCTACAGATAATGGCGATAACAAAGAGTCAAAGATCACTTCGTGCATGGACTAGGCAAAAGTGGAGAACGAAATCAGGTAAGCCTAGTACACAAGGGAGTAAAGCAACTGGTGAACGTTATTTACCTGAAGCAGCAATTAAGGCTCTTTCTTCCGCTGAATACAAAGCGACTTCGGCTGCTAAACGAAGAGCAATTAAAAGAGGTAAACAAGTATCTAAACAACCCAAAAAGATTGCACGAAAAACGAAAAGCTATCGAACTTTCTCATAGGATAGGAACATGATCGATCCAGTATCAGCTTTTGGACTTATAGTTTCAGCACATAAGACAATTAAAAAATGTGTAGAAATGGGTAAAGATTTATCTTCTGCCCAAACTGCTGTGATGAATTATGCAAAGGGAGAAGCTGAATTAGGATTTGCCAAAGAGAAAAAGAAAAGAGGAATCTTTGGTGGTGTCATGGATTCTGCAATAGATCAACACTTTAAAGAAGAAGAGCAAAGAAGATTGAAAGATGAGTTAAGGTCAATCTTTCGTTTATATGGTAGTGCAGGTCAATGGGAAAGACTCCAAGCAACGATAGCAAGAGCAAGAGCCGAACATAAAAAAGCATTGGAAGAACAAGCAAGACAAAGAGATATTATTATTAAAACTGTAATTGTTGTGTTAGTAGTTGTAGTAGGAGGAACTGGTATGTACTATTGGGCAATGTATTTAAAAGGCAATACATGAGTTTCTTACATACATTAAAAGTAGAAGAAAGACGAATACTGCGAGAGGTTGTAAAAAGGGTACATCTCAAGCATCATCCTAAAGAGTTCTGTACAGATAGAGAAGCAGATAAAGTTATTGCTTCTATTGGTCCTGAAGTTGTAGAAAAATTTATTCGTGTAGGAAAGAATACACACATTGATAAAATTTAATTACAAACCTGATGGTGAAATTTTAAAATCATTTATGAAAGATAATACTTTCTTTCGTGGGATAAGAGGACCAGTAGGAAGTGGCAAGTCTGTTGCTTGTTCTATTGAAGTGTTTAGACGTTCACTTATGCAGAATAAAGATCAGTATGGTAAAAGAAAAACAAGGTGGGCAGTTATAAGAAATACTAATCCACAGTTACGAACAACAACAATAAAAACTTGGTTAGATTGGTTTCCTGAAAATGAATGGGGAAAGTTTACATGGTCTGTGCCTTATACACATTACATCCAACAAGGTGATTTAGACATGGAAGTAATTTTTCTTGCTCTTGATAGACCTGAAGATGTGAAAAAATTATTGTCATTAGAGTTAACTGGGGTTTGGGTAAATGAAGCAAGAGAAATACCCAAGTCAATTATTGATGCTTGTACTATGAGAGTTGGCAGATATCCTTCTGTTAAAGACGGAGGTGCAACATGGTCAGGTGTAATATGTGATACCAATAGTCCAGAAGAAGATCATTGGTGGTCAATCATGTCAGGTGAAGTGCCAGTTCCAGATCATATAACTTTAGAAGAAAGTCGTATGTTAGTTAAGCCAGATAACTGGCAGTTCTTTACACAGCCAAGTGGCATGATAGAAGAGAAAGATGAAGATGGTTCTGTTATAGATTACAAACCGAACAAAAAAGCTGAAAATGCAAAAAATATTTTAGATTCTTATTATCCTAATTTAGTGCAAGGTAAAACTAAATCTTGGATAGATGTGTATGTTATGAATAGGCTTGGCTCAATCCAAGACGGAAAGCCAGTTTATAATATGTTTGTTGCTGATACTCATGTATCTAAAGAAGAAATACCAGTAGCAAGTGGTGTTCCATTGTATATTGGTCTTGATTTTGGATTAACACCTGCTGCTGTTTTTGGTCAAAAGGTTAGGGGTAGGTGGATAATTTTGCAGGAGATTGTGGCATTTGATATGGGTATTGTAAGGTTTGCAGAGTTGCTTCGTGCAGAAATTGCTACACGATATAGCAATCTTGAAATAAATATCTTTGGTGATCCTGCAGGAGATTTCCGTTCACAGACTGATGAATCTACACCTTTTCAAGTTTTAAGAGGAGCAGGATTGACTGCTAGACCTACTTCTAGCAATGATGTTTCTTTACGAATTGAGTCGGTTGCTTCTGTCTTAAATAGAATGGTTGATGGTTTATCAGGAATTTTGATTGACTTTAGGTGTAAAGAATTGGTAAAAGGGTTTGAGGGTGGTTATCAATATCGTAGATTGCAAGTGTCAGGAGAACGATATGATGACAAACCTTTGAAAGATCGGTACTCACATATACATGATGCTATGCAGTATCTTATGTTGGGTGCAGGTGAAGGAAGGCAAGTATTAGGTATGAATAGAAAGATTGAGTCGTTTAATGCTAGAACGGATTATGATGTATTTAATAGAAAGCCAAAACAAAAACGACAAGGATTATGGGCAAGAATGTAAGGAGTATTCTATGTGTATAGGACCATTTAGACCAAGACGACCACCACCACCACCACCACCAAGTGATGCAGAAATTGAAGCACAACAAGCAAGAGATTCTGCAATGGCTGAAGAAACAGCAGCAAGAGGTGAAGCACGAGAAGATACACTTGAAAGCAATGTAAGAAGAAAAAGAAAAGGTGTTGGCAGAAGAAGTTTACTTCGTGGCTCTGGTGGAGGGCAAGGCTTTTATAGTAGGTACGATAGCTAATGCACGAAAAAACTGTTGAATTAATGCTTCAAAGATATGAGAAAGCTCTATCTATAAGGAGAGAGTTTGAAGAATTATATGATGAAATCTTTGAGTATTGTTTACCACAACGTCAAGGATTTAAAAATTATTCAGCAGGTCAAAGAAGAGATGATAAAATATTTGATGAAACTGCTGTTGTCGGTATTCAAGAATTTGCATCAAGGCTTCAAGCAGGTCTTACTCCTAACTTTGCAAGGTGGGCAGATTTTGTTACTGGATCAGAAGTTCCTGAAAATGAAAGAGATGATGTAAATAATTCTCTTGATGATGTAACCGAATATGTTTTTGAAATATTGCAAACATCAAACTTTGCACAAGAGATACATGAATGTTTTATAGATCTTGCTTTAGGAACTGCTGTTCTTTGTGTAATGGAAGGTGATGCAGTAAACCCAGTAAGGTTTCAATCTATACCATTACCTCATGTTGTTTTAGATACTGGTCCTGACGGAAAAGTAGATCATGTATATAGAGAACGTATGATAAAAAATGAGGATATTTTAGTGTCCTATCCTAAAGCAGAATTAAGTCCAAATATATTAGAACGTATTTCAAACTATCCACAAACATCTACAAAAATATTAGAAATATCATGTAAACTTTATGATGATATAAATGAAGAAAAATACTCTTACATGATTATTGATATGGCTGACAAAAAAATGATTATGCAAGAAACCTACAAAGGTGTAGGTGCAAATCCATTTATTGCCTTTAGGTGGAGTAAAGCAAGTGGTGAGATTTATGGCAGAGGTCCTGCTGTAAATGCTTTAAGTGCAATAAAAACTTGTAACCTTACAATAGAATTAATATTAGAAAATGCACAAATGGCTATATCAGGTATCTATCAAATTGATGATGATGGTGTAATCAATGTAGATACAATAAACCTAGTCCCTGGGACAGTCATTCCAAAAGCACCAAATACAGCAGGATTGCAACCTATTAGAGCAGCAGGTTCTTTTGATGTAGCCAATCTTATTCTTAATGACATGAGGAATAATATTAAGAGAGCATTGTATAATGATATGTTAGGTGATCCAAATAAAACACCTGCATCTGCAACAGAAGTAGCAGAAAGAATGGCAGACTTATCAAGAAAGATAGGTTCAGCTTTTGGTAGGTTACAAGCAGAAATGGTACAACCAGTTTTACAAAGAGTCATATACATTTTAAAGAAACAAGGTAGGATAGAGATGCCGACTGTTAATGGTCGTGAAGTTAAGATTCGAAGTGTATCTCCCCTTGCACAAGCACAATCTAATCAAGACATAGTATCTTTAAATAGATTCTTACAAACAGTCGGCAACACATTTGGTCCTGAAATGTTAAATGTTTTAATATCATCAGAAGAAACAGCAGTTTATTTAGCAAAGAAATTTGGCATACCTGATAGTTTAATTAGAGATTTAGATGAACGACAAGAGATAGTTCGAATGGCTCAACAAATGCAACAACAACAACAAATGATTCCACCACAAGAGGGAGAGCAACCTGATGCCACAGCACTTGGGGGTTGACGGATATCCTCGTTCTAAAGAAATTGATGAACGAATATCTAAAGATGTAGAATCACTTTTTAAAACACCAAATGGTCAAGAGGTTTTAAAGTATTTGAAGTCTATTACTGTAGATGCAGTAAGTGGACCAAATATTTCAGATGCCGAACTTCGGCATTTGGAAGGGCAACGATATATTGTTGCTTTAATAGTTAAAAGAATTAACCATTCAATAAGGATAAAAACATGAGTGAAGAACAAGTTACACAAGAATCTGCTACTGAACAATCAGTAGATACTCCTCCGTCTGTTGCACCAGTAGCAGAACCAACACGACCTAATTGGTTGCCTGAAAAATTTACAACACCTGAAGATATGGCAAAGTCTTACGGAGAACTTGAGTCATGGAAAGGTAAAAAAGAAGAAGATATAAGAAATGCTATTCATAAAGAATTAGAAGAAGAAGCATATTCACAAAGACCTGCATCAGCAGACGATTATCAAATACCAGAAATACTTGATGAAAAAGAAGCTGTTGATAATCAATTATTAAATTGGTGGGCAAAATACTCTTGGAATAATGGCTTATCACAAGATGAGTTTAACGAAGGTGTCAATGCTTTTGCAGAGTATGTGAATGGAGAGCAAGTAGATTTAGAAGCAGTTAAAGCAGAACTAGGCGATAATGCTAATCAAAGAGTAGAAGCAGCACAGCTTTTTATGAATAAGTTTTTTCCACCTGAATATCACAATGCAATAGTTGAATTAGGTTCAAGTGCTGAAGGTATAAAAGCATTAGAGTTTATACAAAAACAAATGCAAGGTGTAGCAGTAAATGGTCAAGCAATTACTCCTGCACAATTAACTCAAGCAGACATTGAAACAAAAATGAGAGATGAAAGATATTGGAATCCTGCTAAAAGAGATAAAGCATATGTAGAAGAAGTAAATAATGACTTTCAAAAACTTTATGGGTAGTGGCATTTACAACGAGTTTTCCGTTGTAGAAGCTGATATAAACCACATCCAATATTTACAAGATAACTTAAGAAACACAGATGTAAGAGAGTGTTTAATACATGGTGCTACACCTTTTCGTGCTTTAATGGTTGGTATAAGAGAAGATCAAGCTGAAACTTATACTGCTTTAGTGAATGGCAAACCTGCTTTTATGTTTGGCACAGTTCCTATTTATGAGCAAATGATTGCGAACATTTGGATGCTTGGTACATATGAATTAGAAAAATACCCAATTACTTTTATGAAATTAAGTAAATATGTAATAGATTACTTTCAAAAAAAGTTTTATCAATTAGAAAATGTTGTACCTGCTGATCATATTAAGACATTGAATTATTTAGATTTTCTAGGTTTCCATATTATTGATCAGCCAGTTATGATAAATGGATTTAAAGTTTTGCGATTTTATCGTTGCAAGGACAATAAAAATATTGTATCTACAAATGAGCAGCCCTGTTATAGCTGATCGCCCTTTTGGATAACGAGATGAAGCGAAAGACGGATAACTGATATATAAATAGTAACTTTAATTAGGAGTAAGAAATGGCTAATACAATTAGTACAGCTTTTATTACCCAATTCGAAAGTGAGGTTCATCTTGCATATCAGAGAATGGGTAGTAAATTAAGGAATACTGTTAGAACTGTAAGTAATGCTACTGGTAATACTGTTAGATTTCAAAAGATTGGAACTGGATCAGCATCCACTAAATCAAGAAATGGTAACATTACACCAATGGAACTTGCACACACAACAGTAGATGTAACTTTATCTGACTTTTATGCAGCAGAGTATATTGATAAGTTAGATGAATTGAAAACAAACATAGATGAAAGACAAGCAGTAGCACAAAGTGCAGCAGCAGCATTAGGTCGTAAGACAGATGAACTGCTTTACACAGCAATGGATTCAGGTGCAAACTCAACTCAAATCCATGATACTGGTTCTGCTTTAGCTAAAGCTGATCTATTATCTTTGTTTGAAACAATGGGTTCTGCAAATGTTCCAGAAGATGGAGGAAGATATTTAGCAATGAATCCACAAGGATATGCTGATCTGTTTGCAATAACAGAGTTTGCATCATCTGACTTTGTGGGTGAACAAAATCTTCCATTCGCAGGTGGTATGTCAATGAAAGAATTTTTAGGTTTTAAAGTTTTCTCAACTTCAGCTATTACAGCAGGTAAGAATATTGCTTACCATACTTCAGCAGTAGGTCTTGGTATCGGTGCTGATGTAAGTACAGAGTTAAACTATGTTCCTGAAAAGGCTTCACATTTAGCAACTTCAATGATGTCAATGGGTGCTTCAGTTATTGATGACAATGGTGTCTATGAAGTACTTGATAATAATTCATAAGGGAGATTGATTATGGCTTATGCAGCAAGTGGTCTTACTAGACTCGGTGGAGATTCAAATGGTAGCTTGTGGAGATATACAACCACAGATGCTATTGCAACAGTTAATACTGCTAACTACTTTAATGATGCAGCAAATATGTTAGCTGTTCGTGATCTTATTATAGTTCACGACACTAATGTGCCTACTACAAATTTCGTTACTGTTTTATCAAATAACGGAACAGCAGTAGATGTATCAGACGGAACAGCAGTAGCTGAAACTGACGGTGATTAACCACTAAAAGGTAGGGGGAGAGCAATCTCCCTCTTACAATAAAGGAGTTTTTTAATGTCAAAAAAAAAGAAACCAAGTTTATTACAATTATTTTCAGGTAATGATGAAAAGCAATTAATCAAGCAATTACGAGAAAGACGAAAACAAAAAGAAATTTTTAAAAAAACTATGGGATTTAAACATGGTGATACAAGAAGTCCTTCTACAAAAGCAGTAGCAGCTAGATCATCTACTCCTAAAACTACAAAATTAGCTGATTCAGGTTTTATTAATCAACGTCATCAAATAAGACAATTGATTAGAAAATTAAAAGGTAAAAAGTATCAACAATATGTAGATAAAGCATATAAAACTTTAGTTAAAGGTACATAATAAAATAATTACTTTTTTATAAATTATGACAAGTACAGCAGCAAATTCATCAATAGATATAGCATCAAGGGCATTAGTTTTAATAGGTGCAGAACCAATTACATCTTTTGATTCATCAAGTACCGAAGCATTAGTAGCAAGTAATATGTATGAAGATACAGTAAGAGCTACATTATCTACAGCAAGGTGGAGATTTGCTACTGAACAATCACAATTATCACAACTAACAGATACACCAACTGGAAGATTTGATCTCGCACATCAATTACCTAGTAATTTATTAGTGCTACATGGTGTAACAATAAACGACAGATTAATTAATTATACAGTATATGGTGACAAAGTATTTTCAGATTCAACAACTGCTGATGTTTTGATAGCCGATTATACATTTAGAGCAACAGAAGATAACTTTCCAAGTTATTTTTCTTTAGCTTTGGAATATGCTTTAGCATCTATATTTGCAACCTCTATTGCAAGAGATGATAGTCTTATGGCAGTTATTGAAAAAAAAGCAGAACAACTAATGGCTAAAGCAAGAAACATTGATGCACAGCAACAAACAACAAGGCGAATGTCTACTTCAAGATTTGTTACAAATAGGAGAAGTTAAATGGCAAAAGTAAGAGTGCCATTGAATAACTTTCAGTTTGGCGAAGTTAGTCCTTCTTTAACATCAAGAACAGATACACAAGTTTATAATAATTCAGCAGAACAAATAAGAAATTTTTTTATTCGTAGTGAAGGTGGCTTATTAAAAAGAGCAGGTTCACAAAGACTTGCAAATCTTGGTAACTATACTAATGGTACTTGTACTATTACAGTTACAGATTATGCTAACATTGTTGTAGGATCTACAATTAAATTGCCTTTTAATGACGGAACAATAATTACTTTACAATGGGAAACATCAAGTGGAGATGCACCTTCTGCTGCATCTGGTAACACTCATTTTGTAAGGGCAAACGAATCTAACAACACAACAGCAGATAATATATTTACTGCTTTAAATGCAGTAGACGGATTTACAGTTACTAATCCTGCTGCAAATGTTGTTACTGTAAAAAGAGATGACGGAGGTAGCGATAATCTTGAAGTCGTAAGTTCAGATACAACAAGATTAGCAGTTACAAACTTTAGTGTTTTAAGGCAGGAAATAAGATTAGAGCCATTTATTTTTTCAGATGATGAAAAATATATAATTGCATTTAGTAATACACAAATACAAATCTTTCAAATTAATGCTTCTACTGGTGCAGTTAGTTCAATACAAACACTTACAAGTCAATCATGGTTAGTTAATACAACAGATGATCCTTACCTTGAAGAACTTACATTTGCACAACAAGGTGACTTAATGTTTATTTGTCATCCTACATTTCAAACAAGAATATTAGAAAGAACAAGTCTTACAACCTTTGCTGTTAGTACATTTAGTTTTGATACATCAAGAGATGGAAATGATATACATCAACCATACTTTAGTTTTCAATCTTTAGGGACAACAATTACTGCTAATGGAACAACTGGCAGTGGTAAAACATTAACTACTTCTTCTGACTATTGGGTATCAGGTCATGTAGGTACTGATGTTTTAATAGGTAAAACAAGATGTAGAATTACTGGATATACAAGTGCAACTGTTGTTACAGCAACTATCAATGGAACTTTACATCAACAACTTCCTATTGATTCTATTAAAGTATTTGAGGGTAGTGGCACAGTTCAAGTTACTCATGCTTTACATGGTTTGGCAGTTAGTGCATCAATTACTGTTGAGAGATGTGGTGCTGTAGGAGGTATTGCACAAGGTAACTTAAATGGATCAAGAACTATAACTGCTGTAATAGATGAAAATACTTATGAGTTTACAGCAGGTAGTAGTGCTACTGCAAGTTCAAGTGCTATTGGTGGGGGAAGTCCTAGAATTATAACTGCTGCTGCAACAACAGAATGGGCAGAACAAAGTTATTCTGCTATACGAGGTTATCCTGCTGCTGTTACATTTCATCAAAATAGATTGTGGTTTGGTGGTACATTATCTCAACCTGACGGAATATGGGGTAGTAGATCTGGTGAGTATTTTAACTTTGATGTAGGAGATGCAGAAGATAATGATGCCCTTGATTTAACAGCAAATGTAGGTGAAATATTTTCTATACGTCATTTGGTTTCAAATAGAGATTTGCAGATATTTACTACTGGTGCAGAACTATTTATACCAACTATTTCAAATAAAGCAGTTACACCTTCAAATGCACAAATTCGTAGACAAACTCCGTATGGTGCAAGTTTTGTTAGACCAACTGTTTTTGACGGAGCAACTTTATTTGTACAGAAAACTGGTACAGCATTAAGAGAGTTTTTATTTACAGATACAGAAGCAGCATATACTGCTGTTGCTATATCTTCATTAGCACCACATTTAATATTAAATCCAGTACAACAAACTTCAATCAAAGGTGCATTAGGTAGAAGTGAGTCTTATGCTTTTCTTATAAATAAAGACGGAACACTTGCAGTCTTTTATTCTGTTCGTGGTGAACAAAAAGCAGGGTGGACTTTGTGGGATACTCAAGGTGTGTGGCATAGCATATGTGCAGTACATGATAGATTGTTTGCTGTTTCTGCAAGAGATGACGGATCTGGGACTACAAAATTATACCTTGAAGAGTTTTTAAATACTATGCCAATGGACTTTTGTGATAGTTTTAGTGGTAGTGCAAGTGTATTTACTGGATTAACTTCAGCACATTTTACAAATAATGCTGTAGTAAAAGCCACAAATGGTAATGACTTTCTTGGTAGTTTTACTGTAAGTGGTGGACAAATAGATGCAAGTAGTGTTAAAACTGGGATAACACAAGCATTTATAGGGTATGCTTTTACACCAACAATTAAAACATTACCTATAGATGTTGCAATAGCAGGTGGACCTATAACTGGAGAACCAAGACAGATTCCTAAAGTTATATTAGATTTAAATGAAACTTTAGCTGTTAGTGTACAAGGTCCAAGCACAACGTCTACGAGCAGAGATATGGTTATAAGAAATGTAACAGATGATATGAGTTTAGATAGAATCCCAGTTACTGGTAAAGAAGAATTTAGAATGATTGGATATAGTCGTGATCCTAGAGTTATAGTATCACAGTCCTTTCCTTTGAATTTACAAATTAACGGAATGGTAGTAGAGGTGGCTTTTTAATATGGCATGGGCAGTAGCATTTGCAGTTGCATCAGCAGCTATAGCTTATCAAGGATATAACCAACAAGCTCAAGCAGCAGAACAAGAAGGTGCTCTTACAGCGAGGAATATTAGAGAAAATGCAAAGATGATGAGGTTAAAAGCTTTGCAAGAACATAATATTATAATGGCTGATAATCGTACTTTTATGAATACTAATGCAGCAAATGCAGGAGTTATGGGCAGAGATACTGGATCAGATAGAAGTATAAAAGCAATACGAGAAAAAGCATTAAGAGATACAGAGAAAACAGTACAAAGAGCAAATTTACAATCTTTAGCTGAATTAAGTAAAGCTGCACAAGAAGAACAAATGACTTTGGTAAAAGCAAAAAATCTTTCTAAAGCATACAGATTAAAAGCATTTAGTGCTGTTGTACAAGGTGGCTATAATGCTTACAATGTGAGTTAATAATATGGCAGAATTTTTAAAATCAAAACGTACTTCTTTTGTAAATAGACCAGTCGGTGTTGTTCGTGCTGATACTGGTGCAAAAGAATTAGGTCAAGCTATTGCAGAAACTGGCAATGCTTTACAAGAAATATTTTGGCAAGAAGCTAAAACTCAAGCTATTAAATCGGATGTAGAAACAGCAAAAACACTTCCTATATATAATGAAAAAAACGAACTACAATATGTACAACCTAAATTTTCAAGAGTTGGAGAAGATAAAGCAAATGCTATATTAGCAGATAGATATGCAAATCAATTACTATTGCAATCAAAAGAAACAATAGCTAATTTTA